GGTGGGCTGCCGCTGAACTGCGGGGGGTGGGGCAACGGCGAACAGGGCCCCGCGTTTTGAGCTACGACGTTTGGGCCACTGTAGAACCAGCGCCCGACAGGTTCAGCACTTACTTGGACCTCGGCAATATGACTTCCAACGTGGCCCCTATGTGGCGGAAAGCTTGCCCCGATCTGGACGGACTGGCGGGCATCCACGGCAAGAAGGGTGCCGAGATCAGCGACGCCTTGAATACCGGACTGCGGTTCATGTTCTGGAACCGGCACGAGCTTGAGCGGCTGAACCCACCGAACGGTTGGGGCAATTACCCTGCCGCGTTCCGGTACTTCGCCAGGATCACGAGGGCGGCTCAGGAACACCCCGGCGCTACCTTCCATGTGGACCGCTGATGCCATCCCCGTTTACGTTCCGCACGAAAGCGAAAGGCGTGTGGGCGAACTTCACGACCGATTGTGACCGTTGCGGGCACGAACTGACTATTAGTAACGGCAAAGTCGAGCCGCACGTCTGCCGGCAGCAGCTCACCGTATGGGCCATGCACGAGGAAGTAGCCGAGGGGCAAGAGTTCCAACGCGCCACACTCGCCAGACTCGAAGCCGCACTCGACAACCTATAACCCCGCGAAGGGCGGTCCAACACGGACCGCCCTTCGTCGTACCCCAGAAAGAAGCACATGGCGAAGATCTACATCGCAGGCCCCATGTCCGGCCTGCCCGAATGGAACTACCCCGCATTCCACGAAGCCGACGCTCAGCTATCCGCGCTGGGCCACGAGACGCTGAACCCGGCAAACAACCCGGCGGAGGACTGCTGGGAAGGCTACATGCGCGCCGCCATAAAGCAAGTCATCCAGGCCGAAGGTATTGCGTACCTTCCTGGATCCGGCGCCAGTCGCGGAGCCCGCCTTGAGTTACACATCGCGTCAGAACTCGGCCTAGACGTTCGCCCGCTGGAGGAATGGCTGCGGGAAGTCCCAGCGTGACCGCGTGCGCCCGTGGGTGTTGTTGGTCGCCGTTTGCGTGCGCTACGGGCCGTAAATGCGCCTGCCACGCCCTGGATCAGCCCCGCATCGAACCACGCGGAAGTGACGCCCGCCCATACAGGGACCCGACGAGCAACCAAGCAATCCGCAACGTCATGCGCGCACACAGAAAGGACAAATAAATGGGATACCAGTACAAGGGGAAGATCCGCGACGTTACCCCGCTGACGACGGCCAAATGCGGCACTGAAAGCGGCTATACCCGCCACCTGCAACTCGGCACCCCAACGTGCCGGCCATGCAAAGACGGGCACGCAGCGTACCAGCGGGCCAGGCGGCGGATGAAGCCCGTCATGCGGAACCAGTGCGCGACGTACCCCGGCTATATGCGTCACAAACGGGCCGGCGAAACACCGTGCGACATGTGCCGGGCAGCGTACGCAAGGTACATGCGCGACTACCGCGACCAGAAGCGGGCCGCAGCATGACCGCCAAACGACCTCCATCACCCGAACGCCTCGCCCAAGCAGTCCGGCTACTCGAAGACGGCGCATCCCAACGCGAAGTCCAACGCACCACCGGCATCCACCGCACAACACTCCGCAAACACTTCCCCGGCAAAGGCTGGACCTTCGTTGAGGGCGGGAGGTTCCGCGCACTCACAAGAAACGAGAACACGATATGACCGGCAAGGACCGCCGCCTCTACGCCAAATTCGACATCAACATGGACGAAAACCCGAAGATCCTGCCCCTCTCAGACGCCGCATTCCGGGCCCTTGTCGAATCCACAATGTACTGCCGCCGACAGCTCACTGACGGGTTCATCGACAGTCGAGTGGTATCCAAAAGATGGTCCACCGACATAGCTCATGAACTATCCACGAACGATCCAGAGAAGCCCTCATGGATAAAAGTGGATGGCGGTTACCAGATCCACGACTTTGGCGAGCACCAGACAACAACCGCGGATATACAGGCAAAACGGGACGCTGGGAAGGCTGGCGGTCTAGCAAAAGCTAGCAAAAAGGTAGCAGGTGCTACCGAAGTGCTAGAGCAAAAAGCTAGCACCACCCTAGCTAAGACAGAGACAGAGACAGAGACAGAGACAAAGATAAAAGACTTGTCCACCGACACGGCGGACGAGTTCGACCGGTGGTACTCCCGGTACCCGAGGAAAGAAGCCAAGGACGCCGGGAAGAAGGCGTTCATAAAGGCTCGCAAGTCTGCATCTCTTCAAGAGCTTCTTGATGGGCTTGATCGCTACGTCATTGCCACTAAGGACGAGAAGCGCAACTTCATCGCTCTACCCGCTTCCTGGCTCAACGCCGGTCGCTGGAAAGACGAGATCCCAGACGACAACAAGCCCGCCGCTAACAGCCCATGGAATAAGGACTTCTACAAATGAGCACTGAACTTAAACTCGCCATCATTGAAGCGCGGCCAAACAACCTCGGCTATGGGCCGGAAGATCGCGCATACCTCCTTGCACTTGCTAAGGAGCAGAAAGCGAAGCTGGACGCGTTGCGGGATTGGGCAGGGCGCGCAAAGACTGGCTACTACGACGAGGCCCAGGATGACGTAACCGCAATCCTTTACCCGAGGCCGGAAGTATGAGCCTCTACTACTCGGACGACTTCGTAACCCTCTATCACGGCGACTGCCTTACGGAGCATCGAGAATGGCTGACGGCTGAGGTCCTCGTGACTGACCCGCCCTACGGGATGGCTTACGAGGCGAACTTCAACCGGCACAGGAAGACGCGCCCGAGTGTTGGGCGTCCCGTGGCGGGCGACACTGACACCGTAGCGCGTGATGGCGTTCTAGAAGCTTGGGCAGATAAGCCCGCCCTGGTCTTCGGCCGCTGGAACTGCCCGCGCCCCGCGAACACTCGGACGCGCCTCATTTGGGATCGCGGCTATCACGGGATGGGCGATCTTGCACTGCCGTGGGGGCCGACTGACGAAGAGATATACGTCCTCGGTGCCGGTTGGGTAGGCCAGCGAACCACGAGCATCCTCCGCGTCCCGGCGTTGACTTCGGGCGACAAGGATCGACCAAAGCACCCGACACCCAAGCCTGTCCCGCTAATGGAGCGACTAATCGAAAGATGCCCTCCTGGTGTAATCGCTGACCCATTCGCAGGCAGCGGCGCAACACTTGTCGCCGCTAAAGCGCTAGGGCGCAAGGCCATCGGCATCGAGTTGGAAGAGAAGTATTGCGAAATCATCGCCAAGCGATGCAGCCAAGAAGTACTAGACCTAGGAGCAATCGCATGAACATCCCCGAAGAGGCTGTGGAGGCGGCGGCGAAGGCGATGGCTCAATTGGGCGAGGCGGACAACGGGGAGAATCAGTTCGCGGACTTTGCCCGTGCCGCCTTGGATGCCGCAGCCCCGCACCTTGTCACAGAGCACTTCCGAGTGAAGCACACAAAGGCGGACCCGGCTTGCATTTACTACAAGGAGACCGGGACGTTCCGCCGTTACCTGAACGAACGTGGCCGGGGTAAAGCCTGCCTCGTGTGTGTTCCGAAATGGAAGGCCCGCAAGTGACCGAGGAGACGCCTTCCCACGACGCGGTAGCCGAGCAGTCCGTGTTGGGTGCGATGCTGATCAGTCGGGACGCTATAGCAGAGGTCAGTGACATTCTGGATGGCGGGGATTTTTACCGGCCGGCGCACGAGACGATTTACCGGACGATCCTTGACCTGACCGCAGCAGGTAGCCCGGTGGACGCGATCACGGTTAACGACGCGCTCACGAAGATGGGCGAGATCAACCGTGTTGGCGGGCCGGGCTACACGCACGACCTAGCCGCTACCGTCCCGTCTGCGTCCTCCGGTGCCTACTACGCCGAGATAGTCGCTCACGCAGCCACACGCCGCCGTTTGACGGCTGCTGGGCGGAAGATCCAGGACCTAGCGAACGCGGGCGGCGACGTTGACGAGATCGTTGAAGCAGCCCGCCGCGAAGTTGACCAGACCAGCCGCGCTACAGGGTCCGTGGTGCAGTCGTTCGGGGAAACCATCGACACCATGCTCGGCACCCTTGACGAGGAAATCGACCACCACTCAACACCATGGCAGGCGGTGAATGACATCATCGGCGGGCTCCGACCAGGCGCGCTCTACGTCGTCGCGGCTAGGCCCTCGGTGGGTAAGTCGGTGATCGCGCTCAACCTCGCCCAAGAGCTAACCAAGCACGGGTCGGTTGCGTTCTCATCCCTCGAAATGTCCAACAACGACGTGCAGATCCGGGCAGTATCCGCCGACCTGAACCTGAACGTGTCCAAGCTGATCGAGCGGAACCTCAACGCCGGCGACTGGGCCAAGATCAGGGACCGCCGAGCCGCATGGTCAAACGTGCCGCTATTCGTGGACGACCGGTCCGGGGTATCCATCACCGACATCAAACGGTTCGCCCGGTCCGTCAACCGCCGCAAACCACTCGCCGGCGTCGTTGTCGACTACCTCCAGCTAATGACCCAGCAACCCGGAGACAAACGACCACGACACGAGTTCGTAGCCGACATGTCCCGCCAACTAAAAATCATGGCAATGGACATGCAAATCCCCGTCATCGCCCTATCCCAACTCAACCGAGGCTCCACACAACGAGAAGACAAAATGCCCCAAATCAGCGACCTCCGCGAATCAGGCGCCATCGAACAAGACGCCGACGTAGTCATCCTCCTACACCGCGAAATCATGGGAGACAACCGCTACGACCTATCCATGCTCGTCGCCAAGAACAGGCACGGCGCAACAGGCCTAGCCGAACTCCAATTCTGGGGGCAATACAGCAAAGCGCTCGACAAGGGCGTGACACCAGCAACCGCACTCAGGAACGCCGCATGACCCACAAGCCTTGGCGTCTGGATCATGACCCGTTGGCGCGGCCGTTGGGTTGTAGCGGGAGGTATGGGGATTCGGGCCGCAAAGCCCACAGACGGCGCGGCGAGAACATCTGCGACCTGTGCAGGGAAGCCGCCAACCATGTCGTCCGGGAACGACGACGCGGCCAACCCAACCCCCGCCCACTCCACCCATGCGGCACCCCAGCAGCAGCCAGACGGCACCGCCTACACGGCCAAAAACCCTGCCTCCCCTGCTACAACGCCGAAGCCAACTACCACAAACAAAACCGAGCCGCCCACAAGGCGGCTTCACTCGTTAAGGAGCCGAAGTGAAACCGAAGCTACTCGATCTGTTCTGCGGCGCTGGAGGTGCCGGCCGTGGCTACATGGACGCCGGGTTCGACGTAACCGGCATCGACATCGAACCGCAGCCCGACT